ACTATCTCCGATTTCCATTCCCTCATAATTCAATAGACCCATTTCTTTACAATGTGGACATTTTCCACTCTCAACAGACTTTCCATCGTAAACATTTGACCAAGCCATCACTCCACCTCTTTATTGTTACAACATTTTTTAAATTTCTTTCCACTACCACAAAAACATGGGTCATTTCTTTTCAATTTCTGCCCCCTTATTATTGGTTTTGGAATTGAATATTTGGGGTATGCGATTGGATGCAGAAGTTTTAAAACCTTAATGACTTGTTCGCTGGATGGTTCTGTATTATTTGTCCCATCAAAAACAATTTGATTTATGTGCATTATTTAACCTCCAATTAATATCTTCTGATTGAAAGAATGCGGTAAAATTTCTTTACATTATCGTATCGCGATTGTTTGATGCGATATTTATAAGGGTAGGAGTGAAGTATATAATCCAATTCGCGGCGCTGTTCACGGTTTAACTGCTGACGCAGAGCGGGCAAGAAGGCTATCGGTCTTAATTTGTTAAAGTCGTGGGAGTCAATGTATCTATCCATGTTGTTAGTTCCTTTGATAAATAGATAGGGGTAGGCATAGGACAATATGTCCGTATTAAAGAAGTAATCTTTATTAAATATTCGGGGAAGAGTCCCATCTCTGTTACCGTATCCTATCTGGTGTTAATTTAATTATTGATTGGTATATTAAGCAAGGTGTATTGTGTGAAGGCTAGTGGGGATAATAAGTATGAAGCATTGGGCATAACTTCTTTATCAATGCAATATGTATGTCAAGAAGAATCATAGCATCTTTATAATAGATGACCAGATTAGATCATCCATATTACTTATGAGTAATCTCATTATCCCCTATGGTAGCCTATTAAAGCATTCAGACAGGGGGCGAAGCCCCCTTGTCTAATTCACGCTGACAAAGCTATTTTCATCCGTGTCGAAGAGTATTTTGCCTCCGTCCTGCACCGCCAGTTCGTCATGTTCCTCTACGGCTTTCAGATACTCGTCCCTATCATCAGTCCTGAACTCCCTGGACTCACTGGGGACTACTAGCATATTTCTGACCACTGTTTTACCGGAGTCTAAGGTTCTAGTGTACTCATCGGGCAAGGACTCTATTTCGTCACTTGTGAGTGCTGAACCTCCAACAAACAATATGCTGTTGCCATCGTCTGTTGATTTGGTGTTTTTAGTAGAGAACATCCAAGCACCGGAATTTGATTTTGCAAGATGAAATGGAATTAAAGCCATTGTTGGCTCCTTTCGTTTTTGATTCTAACCTAAATCGGGAAATCACTTCCCGAACTGATGCCCCTTGGAGATAATACTAGCTGAGCACTATTTTGTGGCAATTTTTAGGATTTTGGTATAATATGAATTTGAAACATAACGAAATTGTTACACTCTATATATAAGGTAAGCCCCTTTATATGTGGAGATAGGCTATTTATATAAACTATTTATAAAAAGAAACCCCAACCTCTGAAGCCGTGAAAACGGCACAGGGGTGGGGGTCTTTCTGACCGTAAGGTATGGGTTTTAGGATGAAACTTTCAAGTCTTTTTTTTGTAAAAGTAAAAATAATCAGTAAAAAGGGTTGCGTCTGATAGTATATTGGAGGAATTTAGGTTATGAAGAAATACACACTTACCATTAAATACAATGATAAGACGGATGAGATCATTGAAGTTCAAGAGGAAATCATATCTTCTAACGAGTCATCCCCTATTATGGCAGAGCCGGATACAATGGAATTGATGATGAAGGCTAATCTGCTTGAAATGTTGTCCAATTTCCCTGGAGAAGTCCTCGGAGAAGGGTAATGCGCCAATATAAGGTTGGCAAAAAGCAACACACGGTCTTTGATGAAGACCAAGAAATCCCCACAGACATAAAAGTCGTTAAAAACTGGCGAGAGGGTCATTTAGGTGATTGGGTCAGAACTGATGACGGGTGCGTAATCCAAATTCTAAGAGAGAATAAGGTTATGACCCGGGGTAAACACCCCGTAAAATACATCGGTACATGCACAGGAACCTATCTCTGCCGTGAGCGTGATAAGATGGACACTGCAAGAAGAGAGAATATTTACTCATTTTCTGCAAAAGCATCCAATAATACCGCAAAACGGATAAAAGACAGGGATTACCTCACCGCCAATGAAGCAATGTTTGCCAAATACCTTGCAAACGGCTTTTCCCCACAAGAAGCATACATGAAGTCTTTTTCAACAGAGAACAGAAAGTATGCAAAGATGAAATCAGCCGTCCTCGTTAAACAGGAGCGAGTAGTGAGTGCAGTAAAAGAAGAGCTGGATGTAGTCTTAAAGGGGCTTGGGGTAGATCTCAAGTATCTTATAAAGGGTGTGAAGCTGGAAGCGGAGGGCGCAGATCGCTCAGGTGATCGCCTTCGTGCATTTCAGATGCTGTGGGACGCAGCAGATGTAGTCCCTAAGCAAAAAGTGACCCAAATGACCGGTGCGGTCTTCCAAGGCTTTTCTCAAGATATGCTGGACAATGCAAAACGCCCAGAATTGAAGGGGAAAGTGGAGGATGCCGTCGAATCGGGAGATTGAATTACTACACCGCCTAAATAAGCGGAAAAATAAAAAAATTTCGAGCGCGAAGCGCTCTGATGGGTACACCTACCCCTCTGGTAATAAAAGAAGGGATGAAATCCGCTATAAAGATGGGATTCCATATCCTAACCCGGAGCGGGCAAACTCTCTTGTAGATATCATACCCTTCACCCCACATACACTGGCTATTGAGTCTGTGTTGTCTGCTGCCGCCGAAGGCGGTCATCCTGCGCTGGCGCTGGGCGCCGCGCTGGTTTCTCCGTCCGCATCTAAACGCCTTTTAAATAGAACTTATCCCAAAATGGTGGCTAAATATGGGGGTCCCAAAGACTATAAGGGGGCTGAAAAAAGCTTCAGGGAAGGGGTGGAGTATACTCGGAAGTATTATAGCAATCCAAAAGTTCAGTCACGGATACCGGTTCAAGGAAGTACCGCTGAGTTGGATATGGAATTATTAAACAGAAGGCTCACAAAGGCAAAACGGGAAGATATATTTCAGGGGTTTGAAAGGCACCACAATCAGGCAACGGGATGGTATGGTTATTCCAAGCCCCGATATGAGAATAATCCATTTTTTGGTGCGTTTAAGGAAGGGACTGATAAGATATACTTTAACAAAGATATGGTTCCGAGTAAGTTATATAATTTTCTTTATCCAAAGCGGGCAAAGAAGATTTCGTCCAGAACCGCATCTGTAGGTGCCCATGAAACAGACCATTTCTTGAGGACAGATCCAAATATAGATGCATGGGACAGGTTTAGGCTTAGAATGACACCGGAAGAAACAAGAGTTATAAAAAAGGGGTTGGAGAAAAAAGAGGGGATATACCATGATTTGCTCAATAAAAAGTGGAGAAAGATTATTCCAAAGAATAAAAGAGAAGAAATCAAGAATATGAAATATCTATCAGAGCCCTGGGAAATAGCCGCAAGGATTACCGAAGTCAATAAAGCTATGGGTGTAAATCAACCGATGCGGGGATTTTTTACCAATGAATTTGTAAAAAGAAAATTGAAAAACGATTCAAATTTTAAATCCTTACGAAATACATTGGGTATTGATACCATAACCGAACTTTTAAATGCCCGATAATCCCCTCACTTTAGACGATCTTGATAAACCCGTCAACAAGGGGTATATCACAAGAGAAGAAGAGTTAAAACTTCACCGAAGAACTAGAAGAAAAGAGCCAAGTTGGCGAATATCAACAAACACAACGTCTCCAAAGAAGAAGAAGCACTCTTAGAAGCGTCTAAGGACATGATTGCTTTTGGCAAACTCTTTTTGCCAGATGACTTCATGCGAAGTGAAACGCCTTGGTTTCATTATGAAATTGCCGATTCAATCATGGATAGGGATACCAAACAGCTTGCCGTGATTATGCCCAGGGGGCACGGTAAGACAGTTTTGACCAAATGTGACGTACTTTGGCGCTTTTTATTCGAGCGGGATGAACCTCTTTTTTACGGATGGGTTTCTGCCACAGCCAAACTGGCAACTGGGAATATGGACTATGTTAAACATCATTTAGAGTTCAATGATCGGATTCGATACTTCTTTGGGGATTTGAAAGGCAGAAAATGGACTGAAGAGGATATTGAGCTGTCTACAGGGCATAAACTCCTGTGTAAATCAAACATTTCGGGGATTCGTGGTGGTGCGAAACTCCATAAACGCTATGACCTAATTGTATTGGATGACTTTGAAGATGAAAATAATACCATTACTCCAGAAAGTAGAGCAAAGAACTCAAACCTTATCACTGCGGTTGTTTATCCTGCTCTGGAGCCTCATACTGGTCGGCTCCGCATTAACGGTACTCCTGTCCACTATGATTCTTTTATTAATAATCTGATTACCAATTACGAGAAAAGTAAGAAGGATAAATCAGAGTTTGCGTGGACGGTTAAAACTTATAAGGCAATAGACAAGAACGGTAACGCCCTCTGGGACTCATGGTTCCCTAAGAAGAAACTAGAAGAAAAGAAGAAATTCTATCAAGATTCTGGTCAGCCGCAGAAATTCTGGCAGGAATATATGATGGAGGTTCAGTCTGCCGATGATTCCATATTCAATATGCGTCATATTAAATATTGGGAAGGGCATTATCATTGGGACGAAGAAAAGATGATTGGATTCATATATGAGGACGGTCAGCCCAAACCAGTGAATGTTTTTGTTGGCGTAGACCCTGCTACCGATTCAATCAGGAGGGATTCGGACTATTCGGTTATTATGGTCGTTGGTATAGATGAAAATAATACTGTTTATGTGCTGGACTATGTGAGGGAGAGAGGATTACCTGTTTTAGGGATTCCCGGAGAACCGAAAGAAGGAATAGTGGATAAAATGTATAATCTAGCAAAAATTTATCATCCACAGCTTTTTGTGGTCGAAGATACTACCATGTCCAGACCTGTATTCCAATCCCTTATAAGCGAGTCGAGAAGAAGAAACGATTTTTCTGTAAAATGGAAAGAAGAAAAACCGGGAACAAGAATGAGCAAATTGGATAGAATACAAGAAGTGCTTGCACAGCGGATGACCATTGGTGCTGTAAAAATTAAAAAAAATCATTTTGACTTACAGCATGAGATCGTAACTTTTGGTCCCCGAATGGCGCACGATGACACCATCGACGCCCTGGCATACGCAGTCAAGTATGCACACCCCCCACAAACCGTCCAAAAGAAAGATGGAGAGTTCCATCGAAAATTTTCTAAACCCAAAAGTTGGGTTGTTGCTTAAAAATGGATCTATTGGATGGCAAAAACTGACAAAACTGCTGATCGGGTACAGCAGTTATTTAAATCGTTAAATGGTTCAGTGAGACAGTCTTGGGAGACTGTTAATCAGGAGGGGTACGATTTTTATCTTGACAATCAACTCAGCCAAGAAGAAGAAAAGGCGCTGGAAGATACGGGGATGCCGACATTTACAATCAACCGTATTATTCCTGTTGTTGAGATGCTTAATTATTATGCTACGGCATCTAACCCCCGCTGGCAAGCAGTCGGGGCGGAAGGATCTGATTCAGGAGTAGCTGCTGTATTTTCAGATATTGCTGACTATATATGGAATAACTCCAATGGGTCTGTTTTATACTCTAATGTAATTAATGATGCTATTACCAAATCGGTAGGATACTTACTTGTAACTGTAGACCCAAATGCAGATAATGGCATGGGAGAGGTGATTGTTCGCCAACCTGAGCCTTTTGATGTATTTGTAGACCCCAAATCCAGAGACCCCCTTTTTAGAGATGCTGCTCATGTATTTATCCGAAAAATATTTTCCAAAACACAATTAAAGAATATGCTCCCCACCTATGCCAATAAAATTGACAAGGCATCTGGAGATTTGCAGGGAGAGCTAGATTATAGTAAAAACTCTGCAAATTCAGGCGATTTTCAATATAAGGAAATAAAAGACGTTTTTGACGAAAAAGGTACGCCGGACGAATTACTTGAGTTCTTTGAACTTTACGAAAAAAAGAATATTGCTCTTTATAATGTATTCTTCAGGGTCTTGCCCTCAAAAGAAGAAATGGAAAAGGTCACGCAAGGTGTAAAGGTAAGGCTTGAAGAGATGCGTCAGGAGATGGAGGTTCAGGTTAAAGAGCTTCAAAAAGAATTGACACAGGGAGTAGAGTCTGGTGAAGTGATCCCCGAGAGAATGGTGCTGGAAGTTGAAAAGCGTTTGAAAGAAAACAGTGAAAAACTGGCTCAAGAAGAGCAGAGACTTATGGCGGAGGCTCAAAAACAAGCATCTATCATACAAAACAATATTGTAACCGAAGATGAATACAAGGCGTTACAAAAAAATAAAGAATTTATGCAAATGCTAGTAGAGGCGGTCAAATTCTACCGCCCCGGCATTAAGCTTACCTGCGTTGCAGGTGATAAAACACTATATAAAAAGAATTTACCCATAGAAGAATATCCGTTGATCCCATTTACCTACAAGTGGACTGGTACGCCATACCCGATGAGTGCGGTCAGACCCTTAGTAGGGAAGCAGCGAGAAATAAATAAAGCACATCAACTCATGGTACATAATGCATCTCTAGGTTCATCTTTGAGGTGGATGTATTACGAAGGCAGTGTTGATACAGATTACTGGGAGAAAAATAATACCGCACCCGGCGCCATGCTGCCGGTGAACCACGGTTACGATCAACCCAGAGAAGTACAACCCGCCGCTTTAAACAATGCTTTCTTCTCTATTGTAGAGGCTGGAAAAAACGATATGGAGTATCTTGCGGGAATTTACAGTTCCGCTCAAGGGGATACTCAACAACAACACGAAACTTATAGGGGGATGTTAGCCCTCGATGAGTATGGGACACGGAGGGTTAAACAGTGGCTTCAATCGAGTATTGAGCCGGCGTTAAAACAAACGGGTGAAGTTATTAAGCAGTATTCACAAGCCGTCTATAAGGCGCACAAGGTATTCCGTATTGTTCAGCCAAACGCATTACAGGAAGAAAAGGAAGTGGAAATCAATGTACCCATCTACAATGATATGGGCGATGCTATTTCCAGGTGGAACGATTATGAAACTGCAAAATTTGATGTAAGAATTGTGGCAGGTTCTACTCTGCCCGTAAACCGCTGGGCGTATTTAGCGGAATTAAAAGAATTAATGAAACTGGGTGTGGTGGACGATTTGGCTGTATTAGCTGAAACGGACATCAAGGATAAAGATGCGATTGCCAAGCGGAAATCCATCTATGCCCAGATGCAGGAAGCGATTCAATCTCTACAGGATCAGGTAAAAGATAAAGACGGTACGATTGAAACGCTGGAAAGACAATTAGTCCAATCTGGAATCAAAGACAAGGTGAGGACTATAGAAGCGGAGCTTCGGAAAGGTGCAACCACGGCGCAGGGCAGAATGTCCCTAACCGCCAGTAAGG